ACAGGCGACCCCACCTTGGCGCGGAACACGCCGGTTGCGCTGACCGCAGGCATCAGGGCAAAGTTGCCCACCTCGCCCGTGCCGCTATTGGTCACGCGCAGGAAGGACGCATTGCTCCAAGTGCCGCCAGAGGCAAAGTCAGAGTCCAGTTGCAAAGCCGCTAAGGTGCCGCCTGGGTTGGTGGAAGTGCCACCAATGGTTGCACGAATGGCGTTGGCCGCGCCGCTGATGGTGCCGCCAGTGTTGACGGCTGTGCTGATGTGTGCGCCGTTGATGGTGCCGCCTGTAGCGCCGTTAGCGCCAGTCACGCGGGTCAAGAAACGGGCAGTTTCACCAGAGCCAGTCGAAGTAAAGGTCAGCCGGTTAAAGTTAAGGCGAGTGTCACCCGACGTTGCCGAAGTGGTGGCATACGCGCCATTCAATACGCCTGACGTATTGATTTCAATTGGCGCATTGGAAGTACCAACTTGGAACGAATCCAGTTGGGGGTCGGCATACGCGACACCAATAGGCTTGTTATTTGCCATGATCAAAATCCTTTATCAATTCCAAAAGGGAAAAACGGGGGCCGAAGCCCCCATTAGGTTTACGCAGTGCGGTACAGAGTCCAGGTCGTGTCGCTGGTCTTACGAGCGACAAACGAGGCCGAAGTGCCGTCATTGATGGTCAGCGAGCCGACAATCGTCCAGCCGGTGCCAGTGCCAGCGGCCATGGTGATGTCGCCGGTCGAGGTGCCAATGTTGACCACCACCCAGTTAAAGGTGCTGCCAACTTTGGCACTGGAAACCAGATCGTTCACACCAGTAACGCCACCTGCTGTAACCACGATGGGCATCGTGTAAGTCGTGCCGGTGGTGCCGGGGTTGGCGATCAGAATACCGCCAGTTACTTCAGCAGCCGTCAGGGTAACAGCGGAAGTGCCAGTCTCAGTAGTAGGGGCGGGCAAGTAGCCGATGACGGGTTCGTTGAGGTTGCCGTCGCCGACTTGATAGCCGCCTGCGCCATTAGGAAGAGCCATGATAAATTCCTTTCAAAATAAATGTGTAGAAGGGGGCCGGAGCCCCCGTTCAATCAACCCCAGAGGCGAACGCCCATCTGGGGACGGATGGTGTTGTAGCCATACAGCACGTCAATACGGCAAGGCATACGGTCATTGTTGATGTCGTACTGGCGCACGACACGCAGGCTGATGCCGTTATGGACCGCGCGGGCGGCCATGTCCACACCTTGCGGCAGAAGCAGGTCGGCGGTTGCGAAGGTGATCGCGTCCTTGTGGTACACCAGGTTCTGAGCGTACTGGCTGGAAGCAGCACCCACGAACACGACGGCCTTGCCGTTTTGCGGCAGAACGTCAACGGTAGCCAGCGCGTGGTTGGCCGAGTACATCGCAGCCACGGTGATGGTGCCAGCGCCAGAGCCGTTCAGGGTCACGTCAGCAGCAGCGACGAACTGGAACAGCGAACCAGTGGACTCACGGGTTTGCGGGTTCACAGCGAAGCAGTCAGCCACGGTAAACACGTCGCCAATTTTCACGGTAGCGTTAGCACCAGCGCCGGTAATGGCGATGGTGGTGGCGCCTTCAGCGGTCACAGCAGCAGAGGTCGAGCCGCCGGTAGCGGTGCGCGAGCCGGTGGTGAACTGCTTGATCGACTGAGACATGTTGATCTCGTCAAAGCCCAGCACGCCCATGCCCATCATGCCGTTCTTGAACTGCTTGCTGATGGTGTCGGTGGGGTTGAACAGACCTTTCATGCCCTCGACCAAACCAGCGTTGGCCGCTGGGTTGACGGTGGCGTAGCGAGGCGACATCACAGCGGCGTTCTCGTTGAGCTTCTGCTGGGCTTGCAGCAGAACCAGCGAGGTGGCGGGCGTGGTGCCAGGGGTGCCAACGGTGTTGCCGATTTGCTTGAATGCGTTAGCAACGTCAGCATCGATAGACGAGGCCAACTGGCTGATACGAGGCTTCAGAACACGCTCTGCGAAGTCGTCCAACTGCATGGTCAGTTCGGCAGACGTGAAGTTCACGCCGATGTGCTTCTGCGAAGACACAGTCAGGGTGGTGAACTGCTCGTTGTCGTCCTGCACTTGCAGGGCGGCGCCGTCGGTGACCAGAGCGCGGTCAGGCAGACGGATACGCAGGGTAGAACCAATCTTGGCACCTTCAACAGCAAAGCTGTCGTCGTACTGACGGTTCACGTTACGGGTGAGCACGAGGTTGTTCTCCAGAATCTCCAGAGCCTTCCGCGTGATCATGTCAATGGTAAGAATGCTATTAGCCATTTCGGCGGTCCTTTCAAAGTTTTAGCGGTTCATTTGTGCTTGCAGCTTCTTCATCTGCCGGGCACGTTCAGCTTCAATCCACTGCGAATCAGTCATGGTCTTTGTTGAGCGAGGATCAGTCGTGTCGTAGGACGAACTTCCACTGGTGCGTGCGGTAACAGGCGAAATAGGCGCAGGTGCAGACGTAGTTGGTTTCACAAGAGGATTGGAGCCAAGTTTGGCCTCAATCTTCCCAATCTCTCGGGCCTGCAAAAGAGGTGCCAAGCGGGAAATGCGATCAGCTTCCTTCGGGTTGGTTCCCAGCCAGTAGGCTAGGTCCGGCCCCATGTCGGACGCCTTGATTGTCTCGGCCATCACGTCAGTGACTCGGAGCTGCGGGTTGTAGGCGACTTGTTCGAAGTCGTCGTACTTGGCCCTGGCCTCTTCTTCACGGTCGTGGTAAGCGTCGTTAATCTCAGCCTGCTGCCGTTGGAACTCACGCTGTGCAAGCAGTTCTTCAGCCTTTTTGACGGCCAACGCTTCCGCGTAGGCATCAGGCGACTCGAAATGCTCGATAGGCGGGACTTCTCTTGGCGCTTGCGGTTGGGCAAGTTTAGCCTGCTGCTCACGTTCCCATTTGCGCTGCTCTCTGGCAAGGCGCTTGCTGATCATCGCGTCGATCTCGGCCTGGGTGAATTTCTTCTCCTCGGGCGTCTGCTCGGGTTGACTCTCAGCTACTTCCGGCGCGTTTTGTGCATTCTCCGGGGCGGCCGTCGCCTCGGGTGCTGGCGCGGATTCAACTTCCGCTAAGGCTTGTTGGACTTCTTCAGTCATTTTCGATTCTTGTGAATCCCTGGTCTACCGGGCCAGTACAGTTCTCAGATTATGCGCTAAGAAGGCGCTTGTCAAGATGGTCAAACTTGATAAACGATGCTGACTGCAACGGTTTTTGTCGAGAGGGTAGCGTTGGTCAAAGACGTTCCAGTCAAATCACGCAGATACAATTCACTGAGTGTTGCGGCTGCTGTCACACAACCAGATACTCCGAAAAACCCTACAAGTTGGCCAAGAGCGTAATTACCGCACACAAAAGGCAATCCAGTTATTTGGGCATTTAGCACACTCGCGGTAACCGGAAATTCAATCAGCGCATTGCAATGCACCAGTCGCCCCACTCGCGTGTATTTATTGTCGGAAACAGTAAATGAAAGTCCTGCACCAGACCCATCTGCCGGTGTCCAAGTGCCTTCGTCGTACATGGTTAAGGTGTCACCACCCGCTGCTGCAAAGTTAACCCCTTTACCGCTTGCAGGAGCAAGAATTTGGTCAATGGTTGCTTTTTTTGTCGCACCGGATTGCACAACTGGTACAACTTCTGTACCTGCAAGCGCGGTTGCCGACGAGAGTTGGGAAATTTTTAAATCGGCCATGATTTACCCTTGTATTAACCAGAGATGCCGCCAAAGAACTGTCCTGAAACAGCACACAAAACACCAGATGTGTTGGTGATTCTGATTGTGTCGCTTGACGGTGTGGTGACCGTAAATGAAGCGCCGCCAAGGGTGCCATTGTCGGTTGCGATCAATTGGAAGCTGCTGTCAGTGCCGCGACCAAACACAGAGTAGGTGGACTGCGTGCGCTGGTTGCCGGTTGCAACCGTTGTGCAGGCAACAGTCAAAAAGCCTTGGTATCCAGCACCCGCCGTGTTCAATGGGATGTCAATGTAGTCGCCAGATGAGATGGAAGGTGTCTGGTTGGACTGAACAATTGCCGATCCAGTAGACTGATCGATCCGTCCCACAAGACCGAAAGATCGCCAAGTACCGGGTGACCCCGATGTTGTGCAAACCCACCCAAGATAGCCCCCGGGTGCCGGATTTTCATTCCAGCAAACGGAGTTCTTTGGGTAGTAGCCGGTGGCCGGAGGCACTGTTCCAGATGTCTGGATTGGGACGCCAAGTTGCTGATTTCCAAACCGGCTGTCTGCTTGGAAATTGCCAAAATGCACGTCTTGCGTGTAGCCGGCGTCATCCACCAGTATGCGCATCGTCTTGCAGTCGTAGCTGCCTCGCGTGATGACATCGGCATACACGATCCCGCCAGTACCGATATTGTGACGAATGTCGTCAAATGAGCAGTCGGTCAGGTTGTATGGAAGGCCGATTCCAGTCACACCTCGGATAAGAGCATAGCTTGAACCTGTGAAGATGTTGTTGTAGCCACCGATCTGCTTGATACCTTGGAATCGTGCCTCCACGCTGACAGCAGGGTAGCCCACCAACTTGTGCGCCGTGAATGACGAACTCTCAATCAGTGGCTCAACCCAAGTGATTCCACCATTGAACACATTGCTCGTTGCGTCGGCAATGTAAGTGACCATGTTGATGTTGCTGGCACCCGCTGAAAGAAGCAGTGCTGAGTACATTGTCCACTGTCCAGCACCTTCAAACACTACGTTGTCAGCGCCGCCCACGTTATCTTCCGAGAAGAAGTGAGGCTTGAACATGGCGTTGTCCGTGTTCGGACTGATCGCTGGCCCAGCATAAATCGTCTGATACAGCGAAGATGCGCCGATGCCGTTCTGGTCTGCGGTATAGAACGAGCAGTGCTTGTACGGCGATGCCAGAGGATACGGGTTGCGAAACGAAGGGGCAAACCAGCGCGAGCTTTCTGCGCCGATGCTGATGCAGGCTGCCTTCTTGAAATCGCCCTGCACCCAGACGTTGTAAAAGTTGTTGCCGTTGGCCTGTGTTTCTGTCGTAGACCGAGACAGCAGCAATCCGCACTGCGCATAAGTTGCAGATTTTGTGCCAATCCAGATGTCACTCATCGTCATACGGCTGGTACCAGTGCAATCCCAAACAGCAACATCGTTTTGCGTACCGTTGATGATGGTCGTTTGGTTGTTCTGGCCTTTGATGGTGATGAACTTGACGGAATTAAAGCTAAATCCCGTGCAATCGACAGAAGTGACTGCGTAGAATTCTTCAGGGTCTGGAATGATTAGCGTACCACCTGCATATGTGTTGTCACGCAAGTGTGCCAACGCTGCATTAAATGCGGCGGTGTCGTCAGTCACACCGTCACCTACTGCGCCAAAATCTTTGACGGATATGGTTTCTTGCAGTTTTTTCTCAACAGTGCGGGACAGTTCTGCCGTACCTGTGCCTGTACCAACACCTGTTGCTATAAAGTGAGTTCCGATTGTGTTCGATGTTGCACCAATCAAGGTGTAATTCGTGGTTCCAACAGTCAGAATACGATACGTTTTACCAATTACAAAACTACCGGCAGTAACCGTATAACCCTGCTCGTACATGATCGAATCGGCATCGTTTGCTGCTGGCGGTTGAGCCGACGATGGGATGTTGTCATATGTGGCAACGAGTACATTTGCTGAGGTGTTGACGACAAACTTATAACCAACACCCAACTGCAACCAAATTTCACCACCACTGGGAATACGACCAGCGGCGTCCAAAATAATCGGGTTGGTGTGAAAAGCCGATTCGGAAAGAGTAGTGTAAGTTGCAAGCGGTGTCGTTGTACCCGCAGCATAGCTGTAAATTTTGCCACCGGACAGCGGATTGCCGTTGTTGTCAAAAAACTGAGCGCCTGCACCAGCAAACAATGAAAGGGTTACAGACATGATGTGTTACTCCAAGAGAATCAAGCCGCCGTCCTCTTGGACGAGGTTGTCACCGGACTCGGTAAGAAGGTTGCTCTGGGCCTGCTCGCTACCACGCCCGCCAAAAAGCGAAATGATGCCGCCCAGCCCAAGGCCAACGGCGTTGCGAAAGGCTACACCGAAGCTCATTGCTTATTGATGGGTTTGGCGTATGCGGTGCCGTCGATGCTGCCGATTCGCAGCACGCTGACGCGCCAGGGGGCGCC